GGGAGGATCCACAATATTCTACCATCAAGGCCGGGCAGTTTACCATTGACACCGATCTTGTTTATCTTATTCTTCAGCTTCTTTAAAGCTGGAGTGTTGTCAAGAAAGTTTTCAATAAGTTTCTTGCCTTTTGTTGGAGACACACCAGCAGTGAGTCCAATCTTAGCAGCACCAGCACCATACAACATTGCGTATGTCATAGTCTTTGTTTGATTACGAAACTTCTTGTGCTCACTATCACCATCATCCTTCACTGTGCCTTTAGGAACAAGCCCAAAAGCTTGGCAGTTCTTCCAATGTATATCACCCTTCAAGAGTTCTTCTTGCCACTCCAGATCACGCATGTAGTGGGCTAGGCAACGTAGTTCAATGCCACTCAAGTCTACACCCACCTGCACCTTCCCTTTAGGCACTGTCCACATCTCTCTGCACTCAGCACCATAGGGATTACCTACGGCTGGAACCTGTGCCATGTTAGGGCTGCTGTGTGTACACCTGCCTGTCACTGCACCATTGGTAATCACCCTGCCATGCACCCTGCCATCAGGTTGTACAAGCTCAAGCCAACTACTAATCTGTGCTACACGTTTTTGTAGCATCAAGTATTCAGAGACAAGCTTTGCTTCTGGTAGATCAATGCCTTCCAGCACTGTCTCATCTACAATGATGTGACCCTTCTCTGTCTTCTTCGTGAACACAACACCAAGCCCTTGCAAACGCTCAGCTATTTGTTGTCTACTACCGGGATTAAAGATGGTGGTTTTGTCTTTCAATTGTTTGCCTGTCTTATCAGACCAGCGTTGTTCCACAATTGGTTTAAACACTTCTTGCATCTTTGCTTCAATGTCAGCCATACGTCCACTGAGTTCAGCCTGTAGAAGCATAGCCTTGCGCTCATCAAGCATGAAGCCCGTGTCTTCCATTTGCTTACAGACAAGAGCCACTTCATGTTCAAGCTGTATGCTCTTAGCACTGAAGCCTTCATCAGCCATCACTTTAATTAGATGTATGTGTAGTCTTCTAAGCAGCAATACATCTTGCTCACAATACTTAGCCATTTCTTCAGACCACCCACCATCAAAGTCTGTAAAAGAAATCTTATGCTCTCCCAAACGAATACCCCATGCTTCAAGGCTGTGTAAGGATGGTGCTTTCTGTCCCTCAATACAAACCATTTCAATGTCAGGTTTGTACAGTCTAGATAGGATGAGAGTATCCACTAGCTTCTTTGGATCAATGATTATGCCCCACACTTTCTGTAACACTGGTGCATCAAAGCCAATGATGTTATGCCCACACACTTCATCATCACCTAAGTATTCCAGCAAGCCTTCGGGATTTCTCCAGTGTGTAAGCACACCGTCTTTCATAGTGATACACAGCCATATAGTGTCATGGCTTGTGTTTGTTTCTATGTCAAGATAGATCATTGTGTGGCTTGTATATTGTGTTCAGTGTTTCAAAACTTCCATCATCAAATTTATTTACCACAATGCTTGTGAATATTTTTCTTTGTCTGCCCAAGATAGGATGGACATGGACTACTCCATACACTACAGCCTGTGTAATTTCATTGCTATCTTGTTTGTACAATTCTTTCTGTTCATCAGTTATTAAATCAGTAAAGAAATCAGCCTCACCAACAAAAGTGACAATTGGTTTTTGTTTCATAATGCTTCACCTTCCTCCTCAACAAATTCTAACATCCTACCAGTGTGCTTGTTGTAAAGCAAGTTACCAGCGGGGCCTGTTGTTCCACTAAACCTGTTCTTAAGCACACGAACCTTAGTCATGTTCCGCACTTGTTCTTCTTCTGCTTGACCATTTCGTTCAAGACCAACCACCATATCACTAAGCTGAGCAATGGAGCCGCTGCCCCTTAGCTGTGCTAATGAAGTGACAGCACCTTCCTCATGTCCCTTATCAGAGGGACGTTTAAGATGGCTGACAATGATGAGAGCTATGTTTGTTTCTTGTACAAGCATACGAAGCTTGGTCATAATTTCATCAATGGCTTTACGCTCATCACCACTCTCTTGTGCAGACACAATGATGGATACGTGGTCAAGGAAGATGTACTTACAACTAAGTCCTTTTGCCATGTAACGAACACGATTGATAATGTTATCTGTTGATGTGCTTCCAAAGTGGTCAAACAAAAACAATCTGCCTGTTCCTAATGTATTGTCAAAGGCTCTCTTGCGTTCTTCTTCTCCCACCTCATGGTCAGGTAGGTGTAGTGGAACATTAGCTGCAAGAGACATGATGGATAAGCCTGTCTTACGAATGCTCTCTTCCAAGAACATAAGGCCAATGTTGTCCTCTGTCTTCTGCACAATGTGCCACACAATTTCTCTAAGCACTTGGCTCTTACCCAAACCACTACCAGCAGTGATAGTTACTAGTTCACCAAAGCGCATACCATAGGTGAGTTCATTGAGTCCTTGCCAAGGATAGAAGCAATCGGCTGGAGCCAAAGGCTTAGACATTTCATCCCACAAGGTGGAGCCAGAGACAATGCCATCCGGCACAAACTGTTCAGCCCTCCACCACCTATCTACAAAGGCAGCTTCCTTGCTTTCAGAAAGCCAATCACATGCATCCTTGTAATCAGGCAATGGTTTAAACACCTTGCACTTGCTACCGAAAAGCTCAGCCACTTCCTTAGCTGCCTTCACTCCATGCTCATCACCATCAAAACATACTATGATGTTTTCAAAGCTGTTAATATATTCATAATATTGCTTGCAATCTTTCAACGCAGAGCCAGCACCATTACGTATGGACACAACAGGATACTTAGATCCTGTCATTTGATATGCAGCCAGTGCATCAAACTCCCCTTCCACTATTGTGAGATAGCGCCCACCAATGGGGAACAAGTGCTGTCCAAACAATGTACCCTTACCCCATGCACCAGCAGTGGAGAAAGATTTTTCTTTTGTGCTTCTAACTTTTGCAGCTACAAGCTGACTGTCCTTATCGTGATAGGGAAAGTACAAGTTGTTGTCACACTTAACAACACCAAACTTTTCCATTGTTGCTTTAGTGATGCGTCTGTCAGAGACGGACACTGACATGCCTTCTCTGTATTGTTTAAGAAAGGATGTGTCCTTCACTTCTGTTTCTTCTGTAAGCATTGTGTATGTTTCCTCTGAGGCTATGGTGGTGGGAGTGAATGTATTACATACAAAGCACTTGGTTGACATGTCATCATTTATTGATAGCCCATCTGAACTACCACAATGATGGCAAGGCTGATGTGTTTTAATAAATGTTAAAGATTTATTTCCCACGCTACTCCTTTGTAAGTTATGTCGTGTGTCTTTAAAATGTTACAGTAGGCATCAAAAAGTTGATGCATCCTACTGTTGTGTAGTGCTGTGATGCCAAGAATTAAATTGGCTTGTTCATCTTCTGTCATAGGTATTGGTCTATCCATCATAGCCCATAAAAAAAGATCTAAGTCTTCTTTTGTAGTCCATGCTTGCATTATTAGTTGTTCTAAATCAGTGAACTTCATAGATGTTTTTCCTTATGTTCTTTAGCTATTGCTTCGTCCAGAAATATTTGACCACAAATAAGACAACGCCACGCACAACTTTCCACAATTATAGTTTCTTTGTTGCTGTGTTGTCCACGCACCCTTCCAAAAAATGTTTTAATTTTTTCAAGCACTGTTTTTCTTTTTGAGTTTGGCTGCTGCCCATGCAACTCCTTGGTCAAAGGTGTCGGGCATGTCTTCAATTTCTTTCCAATCCTCATCCGTCAACCCCTGCCATGTAACTTGTTGTTTTTGCAACTTGACGTAGGCTTCTTTGGCGAACTTGATTAAGTTTTCTTGACTCCATACATCAAACGCTGGCATTTCGTTGTCTCCTGCTTTCAATCATGTGTTGCGCTCCTTGAGTTGGGCTTCATTGCCCCCGCCGCCATCACCATTTCGCCAGCCAATTTCAAAATTCAGCCAGCCTATACCAATCCAAAACTCATCATCAATTCCAACGGCAAGCACAGGCCACACAAGGTAATGTGGTTGATCGTATTCAAAATAAATCATGCGTTCTTTTCCTTGAGTTTGGCTTCAACTGCGCTTATCAATGGCGAGACTCCAAAGCTGTTGTCTCGCAAATAATCAAATTCTTCATCTGTCAGCCCAACCCATGTACGCTGTGGTCTAGCACAATCCATACAGTGATCTGGTGGGTTTTCATCGTTACCACCGCAGTATTCGCAAAACACAGGCTCTGTGTTCTGTGGTGGGTATTCCACCGTGCCTGTCTCTGCATTGAAATACTCGCACTGAAAGCAAGCGCCTTTGCAGTCTTCGTAGTTGGGGCATTCCTGCATTGGCCGGGGTGGCTGTGCCAAGGCTTCACGCTCTTTGGTGGCTATCAGTTTTGCAAAGTGATAGCGGGTAAACATTTCACCATCTTCAATAGACTGACGCATAGCCTGTTGCCACATGGTGTCGATTTCATCTTGTGTCATTTCTTATCCTTCACCCACATACAATCAAAAAAGATACGCATCATCAAGCGCACAAACCAACTCGGTTCTTTGCCTTTTGATGGTCGATACATAATGCCCATGCTGTCGGGTCTGCTGCCAAACAAATAGCACTGCCACTCAGAAAGTTCTGGCGTTATTTGGAATTTGTATTTTCCTTCCACACTAAATTTGACGGACTGCCCATCAAGTGTTTTGTACATAACCTCTTTTCCTTGTGTCATGTTTCCCTCGCTTTCAGCATGAAGTCTGCCATTTGATAACAGTTCTTGGCTACAACATCATCATCGCAGTCTTCCAGTTTGTGATTGGTTAAAACTGCTTGCATAGCCTTCGCCGCAAAGTAGTCACGCAGACTCATGCCACGACCTTGCTCTGCTGGGTTTATAGGTTGTGGAAATGCTTGTGGGTTGTTCATGTTTGTACCTTTGCTGCTAGATAAAGCCCAACATTACCTAAGCTATAACCAATAAAGGCTATGCCCAATCCTGTATTACCTTTTAGCAGCAGAT